CCCCTTGCTTAACAAGCATAGCGTCGTAATCTGCTTGAGACATGCCGTAGGCAGCCTTTAGCTTGCTACGCCTTTCTGCCTCCCGAACCCGTGCTGGATCAGCTTCACGCCGCGCCTTGTGGCTGGCGCTACGGCATGTGCGGCAATGTGAATTTCTCAGTGTAGGACGCGTCTTACCCAGCAGAGGAAACTCCTCTACGGGCTTAATCGTCTTACATTGAGAGCATTTCCGCTCCACCGCGATCTCCTAACCGTCCAAGAGGGGGATCAAATCAGCCTGACCAGCCTCCCTCAGCCTATGGGCAATCGTCCGACGATCCGCCTGCACGGCCTCGTTCAGGTAGAAGACCAGCAGTTTGCGGATGCTCTCCCGATATTCCAGCGCCTGCCGCCGCAGTTCCGGGTGAGCGTCCTTGCTGACGTAGAGCAGCTTATCCAGCGCTCGATCCGCCAATTCCTCAGGGTTCGCACCACGCCCATTCGTGGTGTGCACCATCACCGAACCCACGGAACCAAAGCTCGTCGCTTCCATCTACCTCACCTAACTGGGTAACGGACTTGCTCAGTCCGGTACATATCCTGACGGCTCTTGCCTTCAGCGTATTGCTTCACCATCGCAAGGGCTTCGCCATACCGCCCCTGATACTGCTTCATGATGTCCTCTTCGCCCTTCATGAAGGTGTAGGCTTCCAGCAGCGCGCCATAGAGCAGCGCAGCATCGAAATTGTCCCCCAGCCACGACGTACCCGCATCCACGATGGACGGCGGATAAGCGTAGTAGTGAAGTTCCGCCGCATAGGGGAAATCAGGCGTCGGCCCGAGCAGGAACGTGTTCTGATCGAAGAACGCGTAGTGCGTGGGTTTCCCCAGTGAATTCGGCGGCGGAAACGCCTCGCGGACGAAGTTCACGTCCTTGTTCAAGAGGAACTCGTAGGCCCCCGTCGTCGGCTCCACGATAGCCAGTGAGAAGTTCGACAGCCAATCTGGCGGCGTCGTCAGGTAGGGCACGCTCGCCGTCATGTTCCCAGTTACGTTCTTACGTGTGGCCAGAAGCTGCGCGGAATTATAGATGCGCTGCTCGGCCTGCCGCACGAACGTCGCCACCTGATCAGCAGACGGCAGCCCTCCGGTCCCCACCGAGGAGGGGAAATCGTTCTCGGTGTACGCCTGAAGCGTAGCGGAGAGCGTGACGTAGTTCACGTCTAGGTGCCCAGCTTGTTCACGACGTTGAGCGGCGGCTTGAAGTGGCTGCTGTTATCGAAACCCGTGCCCTTCGTCGCCGCGCCGGTCCCACGCATCTTCGTGGTCTGGGTGTTGGCGATGTTGTTCGGGTAGCCGTTGTTCTTGCCGACCGGCTCCGGCTTGGGGTTGGCCATGGCCTAGCATTTACCTCCGCGATTAAAGGGTCTCCCCTTCTTCATAGCAGCAAAGGGGTTCTTCCCCTTGCCCTTGCTGCCTGACTTCTGGTTCGCGACCTTCGCAAGTCCGCGACCCATCTTCTTCAGTTGCAGATTACCGACGCCGCCTTTGGCCATCTCAGCCTCCTTACGAGCTTATAGAGATCGTTACATTCCCCACGGACCCTACGCCCACCAGCGTGTTGTTCAGGCCAGGAGCCTCAGAACTGTTGAAACCGACCGGGTTCCAGCCCCAGTAAATCTGGCGCGAACCTTCGCTCGGATAGCCGTTCGTGTTTCTCCCAGCAGCCCTATAGGAATTATCGGGTCTTGGGTGCCGAAGGGCTTGAGGATCAACCACCTTGCGCATGCCGACCTGAAGCTGCGGCTGATCCGGCGTCCAGCAGGACGGGCACGCCAGCAGGTTCGTGATCTTCAGCTTAACGGTCAGCGCACGTAGCCGCTTAAGATCGTAACGAAATCCACAAATGTCGCAGAAGCCGAAGGCTCGCTTGCCAAGTGCCCAGGGTTGACCGGCCATGTCTCACACCCTCGCAATCCGAGGGACGATCCGCAGGTCCGCCTTCTCGCGATCCTCGTCAGCGGCAAGGCCGAATTGCTCGTCGTACATGCCCTTCAGCATGGGCAGGCGGTCCAAGCTCTCAGGGAACTTCAAAGCGATGTAGTAGGCCAATCCTGACACCATGGCGGGCAGGAACCGGAAGGGGATATCCTGCGTGTTCACGCCGTCGCCAGCGTCTTGGATGCGCCGCAGCCGCCAGTAGATGAACCAGTACCAGTCGTTCTGGTCGGGCTTCGGCCAGACGTTGATCTGCGGCGGAATGATCACGGGCGGGGTCAGCGGCCCGGTCGAATAGCTCGCGCCCGACTGCCGGTTGATCCAGACCTGAAGCGGCCTACCCCGCGAATTCTTGTTCGGGATCGTGGACCACGTATCCACGCTTATCCTAGAAATAGAGATGTCCTGCTGGTTATCCGTACCGGGGTTCGTGCGGATCACATGGTCGAGGAGGTCTATGGTGTCGATGGGGAGGTCATAGACACCTTGATCGTAAACCATCGGGATCAGCCCCTGCTCGACAGTCCAGAGGTTAATGCCCTTGTTCGCCCACTCGATGGTCAGCAAGTTCAGTGACCTGCGAGCCGTTCGCAAGTCGTAGCCTGTCCGCATCTCACGGCCCGCGCGCTCAAACGCCTCCTCCGCGAGTTCCGCGAAGTTCAGGTTGAATGCGCTGGTGCCGGTTACGGCCATCTAGATGTAACGCTTCCTCTTGACCCTACCGCCCTTACGGTAATTGTCCTGCTTCACCCCCAGCGGAGCCGCCGCCTTTTTGACCGCTGCACCGACCTGTCGGGCACCGCGCGACATGGCGTCTTCCGGCTGCTTGTAGCTGTAGGGCTTCGGTGCAGGCGCAGGAGCCGGGGTCGCAGCTTTCGGCGCAGGCGCAGCCGGTTTCGGCGCAGCCGAAGCAGGTTTCACCATGGCAGGGGTCGGAGCCGCAGGTGTCGCACGACCCGCATTCGCGGCCTTGCGCGCAGCAGCTTCTTCCTTCCATTCCGTCGTATATTTCTTGCCGTTCCAGTCAAACGTATCTGCGCCGCCCTTGCGCGCCGCACGGAACGCTTTCCCGAAGTCGGAGATTTCCCCGCCATCAGCATACCTGCGCTTTTTCGGAACCTTGCCGCCCTTGCGAAGGACGTGCTGGTTCTTCTTGTCGAACGTCGGCAACGGCTTCGGCTCGGGTTTCGGGGCAGGCTTCGGCGCAGGCTTCGGAGCCGCGACCGAACCGCCCTCAGCGTGCTTGAACCCCTTCAGCACCTCAGCGAACCGCGCCCGCTGTCCCAGCTTACCCGGCGCTTTCGCGGCCTTGGCCAGCTTCCCAGCAGGGATCGGCTTCCCCGGTTTCGCCCCCAGCGAGGCGCGCAACGCACCCGGCTTCTTGATTGCGCCTGCGATGAAGTTCTTCGCCACGCCTCCACCTCCAGCTAGCTTCGTAAGCGGAGTGCCGGGATGGTCCTTCCGCTCGTGCTTGTGAACCGCAGAAGCAATGGCCTTGCGGTCCTGTTTGGCATCGCTCGAAGTCTCACCGCCCTTAGCGTATTTGGGCATTTTCGACCTCTGGATATCCCCCATACCGCGCGATGGCCGCATGACTGACCTCAGGGCTTAGCGCCGTTGGGCAGCTTGATATCGCGCGGGATCGTGGTGGGCGTCAGCGGGTAGCCGCCGCCTGTCGGGCCACCGATGGTGTCGCCCTTCATGGTGACGCACTTGCCAACGGTCTTGCCCTTCTTGACGATAGGGCCGTCAGCCGACGAACGATAAGTCATAGCGGCCTCCTAGCCGTAGATAATGGTGGCGGACGTAATCGTGGTGACGGTGCCGAACGGCCCCTGTTCCGAGAGAATACCTTCACCCGGCAGCAGCATGTAGGGCGTGCCGTTGATCGGCACATCCATCTTGATCAGGATCGGACCCGTCGAACTCCCATCGGTGATGGTGATCGACCCCGCGCCCGCGCCGCCAGCCGCGTAGAGACCTTTGATCCGGCACCGGCCAACGGCGGCACCGCCCGCAGTCTTGAACGTGGCCGTCGCTGTAAGCGCAGCAGACGCTTTGACATCGGTTTGGGTAGTCATGGAACGCCCTCCTAG